GGCGACGACCACGACGCCTTCGCGAAGCTGCTCAACACGGGCTTTCTGGTGATCGACGACCTCGGGCGCGAGGACGACCTCGGGCGCATGCAGACGGCTTTGCTCGACCTCGTGGATTACCGACGCCGGCGCGGGCACCGGACGATCGCGATCACAAACTTCAGCCGCAAGGCCTTCGAGCAGCGCTACAGCGACGCGCGCTTGCAGTCGCGGCTTGCTGAGTGCGCGCGGTGGTTCGCCGATGTGGGCGAGGACATGCGGAGGGCGAAGCCATGAGGGGCGCGACCAAGCACTACTGCGCTCGCTGCTGCGCCGAGATGCAGGTGGAGAGCCAGAAGAGCGGCAAGCAAGACGCCATCCTGCGTGCGCTCGGGCTCGGGCCGCGAAACCTCATGCAACTCGCTACCGGCGTGTACGGCAGCGATGCGCCCGTCTTCCGCAAGCGGGTATCGGCGCACCTCAAGCTGCTGCAGCCGGCCGTGGAGCGCGTGCCCGATCGCATCGGGCTGTGGCGCCTGGCGAACGTGGCGGAGCTTCCGGAGGCCGCCGAATGAGCGCGCAAGCCAAGCTCTTCGAGCAGCTCGCCGAGCGCGGCCGCAAGGCGACCGAGGCCAAGCCTCTCGCGCCGCCGCTGCCGCCGATCGGCACATCGCCGCGCGTACCTAACGGCCCCTTCTGCCCGCACTGCACCGGGCATGCGCGCGTCGTGAAGACGCATCGCAACCAGCGCGGCGAGTGGGTCTACGACGAGCGCGAGTGTGACCACTGCGGGCTCACGTACATCCGCGACAGCGCGACTTGGGCTCCGACGGGCGAGAGCCTGTCGTGGCCGCAGTTCAGCAACGGAGGGAAGTAGCGATGGCGATCAGCGGACGTATCAGCGGGTCGTGGGCGGCGAAAGAAATCGAGGCTGGAGCAACGCTCATACGCGCGCTGCTCGCCGGCACCGACGTGCGCGTTATGGCGCGCGACAAGCGGTTCCAGAAGTTCGCAAGGCAGGTGCTGAAGCTCGATGCGCGAAGGGAACAGCGCATCGTGGAGCCCAAGCCGGTGATGCACTGCGACCAGCTGCTGAACGCGGCGCGAGCACTTGGCACCGACCGCGTGACGGTGGGCCAGCTGATGCTCACCACGGGCTGGCCCAAGCGGCGCGTGTGGAACGCCATCAAGACGTGCTGCCGACGCGGCGAAATGGTCCGCGTCGGAACCCGCGGACGCTTCGGCGCGTACATCGTGAAGCCGGCGGAAACGCCGATCGCGAGGACCGCGTGAGCCGCGCGTTTGGCGACCGCACATCAGTGCGACCAGGCGAGCGCCCATGCGTGCACTGCGGAAAGGGGCTCAGCGATCACTTCATGGCGATGAGCGAGAAGCGCTGCTACTTCCCGCGCACGAGCACGCGCTACGAGCCGATGACTGAGGCCAATCCCGACCTCGGCGCGCTCGACGTGGACGACCACGCAGCTCTCGAGACGCTGTTTGCGACGCTGCTGCGCGGGGGCGACACCAAACAGCTGATGCGCCGCGCGAGCATGACCAGCGCGATGCGCAAGCTCCACGTGATGCACGAGCGCGCGAAGGCGCAGAAGGCGGGTGGGTGATGAGCAGCTCCAGCAAAGGCGCCGAGCTCGAGCGACGAGCCAAGGCCGCCCTCGAGCGCCAAGGCTTCCTCGTGCACCGCGCCGTCCGCACGCCGTACATCGCCGGCTCAGGCCGCTACGGCTCCAACAGCAACGACGTGTTCGGCGTCGCCGACCTCGTGGCCCTCAAGCTCGGCAACCCCGTGCGCTTCGTGCAGTGCACCGTGCCCACCCATCGCGCAGCCAAGCGCAAGAAGGTCGAGCCCGTTGCACGCCGCGCCGACCCCGAGAGCGCCAGCTTCGAGGTGTGGACGTTCGTCGGTGGCCGACGCGATGCCGGCGGACAGCGCTTCCGCGTCGATGCGTGGAACGGTCTCGAGTGGGCCGACTGCGAAGACCAGGTCTGTCTGCCAGCAGCGACCGCTGGGAGCCGAGTAGCGAGAGCAAGCAAGCTCCATCAGCCGGGCGCGCGAGAGCAGAAGGACATAGGGAGGTCTGCGTCGTCAAGGCCCGAGGTGCGACATGGCTAACGATGACTTGCCCACTGTTGCCCAACGCGATGGCGCGATGGTCGCTCGCTATACCGAGGCCATCGAAGCGCTCTCCGAGCCGCGGGCAACGTTCACTAGCGTTGCGAAAAGGCTCGGGATTACGCGTCGAACGCTGTTCAACTGGCGCCGTGATCCGCTGTATCGCGCGCTCGAGCACGAGCAGCAAAGCGCGCTCATTGGCGCAGCGTGCGCCGAGCTCAAAGCGATGGTGCTGGATGCGGTGAAGGTGCTGCGCGACTCGCTGACGGTGGAGGTTGCCGATCGCGACGAGGCTGCGCAGTGGGTGCTGCGGCAACAGGCGGCCAAGGCTGTACTCGACCGAGTCGGCATCACACCTGAGCGCATACACGAGGCGGCTGAGCTGAGCGACGAGGATCTCGATAGACTGATCGAGCGCCTCGGTCTGCGCGCGCCGCCCAAGCCGCGCGTCGTGGAGATGCCGAGCGATGGGGAGGGTGGACATGCGTAAGGTCATCGCGATCGTGGTGCTGGCTGCGGGCTGCTACGGCGAGGAACGCATCGCGCACTGCTGCCTGCCGGTGGATGCCGGCGCAGACGCAGGCTGCGAGGGTGCGCGCGTCATCGCGTATCGCGAGCGCGCCGTGGTTGGCGAGGCCGACGATGAGAGCGTGTGCGGCAGCTACGGGCTCGAGCCCGAGAGGGGACGTTGACCATGCCTGCTGAAGGCGTACGCATCACGACAGAGCGGCCGGCGGACGTGGACGCGTTCGTGCTGGCGTGCTGGCTCAAGCACTACTACCCGCGCGGCTGCGTAACCAACGGCTTGGACCCGGAGTCATCGCGCGACAAGAAGCGCTATTACCAGGCGCATCACCCGGCGTTCACGCAGCTCCTGCGCACGAGCACGCTGGCGCTCGCGGTCGTCGATGACGAGCCCGATGTCTACCTCGGTTGGGCGCTCGGCAAGCCTGGGCGGCTGCACTACGTCTTCGTGAAGGGCGCAGCGCGCGGTCACGGCATCGGCGACGCGCTCGTGCGCGCGGCCTGTGGTGACGGCGATCTGGTCTACAGCTTCGAGCCTGGCGAGCGCGACGGACGCCCCAAGCGCAGCTATCTCGCAGTCGCGCAGCGGCGCGGCTACCGCTTTCAACCGCACCGAGTCACGGTGCACAAGAGACAGGAGCAGACAGCATGAGCAGCAAGCAGCGCATCGTGCGCGTGGCGTTCGTTCACCCGGTGGACTTGCCAGGCAGCTTCGACAGCAACGTGAAGTACCTGACGGGCGCCGACTACGCGATCACGGCCGTCAACGACGCGGACTTCGGCTTTGGCGTGAGCATTCGCAGCGTGGACGCGGAGACGCGCAAACCTGTGGGGCAGGAGATGTTCGTGCCTCAGAGCAACATCAAGACGATCGACCTCGGAGGCTAACGTGCAAGGACCCAAAGACATCACAGAGCTACGCGAGCTGCTGCGGCCCCGTCCGTGGCCTCGGGACGTGCCGGGCGAGCTGCCCAAGGTGCACTTCATCCAGACGCCGAGCGACACGCTGCGCGATCGGCTGTACGAGGCTGGCCGCATCCTGTTTGGGCTCGTGCCCGACAGCGACTTCCAGCAGTTCGCGGGCAACGTGCTGCACGACCTGTGCGTGCTGGGCGAGGCCGAGATCTGCCGAATGCACGGCATCAAGGCGGAGCACAGCGCGCTGCGCGTGTTTACGCCGCCGGGCGTCGCACCGAAGGCTGAGGAGCCGCCGAGGCGCAAGCGGAAGGCCGACGACGCCGAATGAAGCTCGACCCCGCGCTCGCAGCCCTCCAGCGCCACGTGCTGAGCCTCAAGGCTCGGCGCTTGGGGGCGCTCGGCCTCGGCTCCGGGCGCGGGCCGCTGTCCACGCTGTTCCCCAAGCAGCGCGAGGTGGTGGACCACCCGAGCAAGCGCAAGGTGCTGATCTGCGGTCGCCGTGCCGGCAAGACCGACGTGATCATCAAAGACCTTGCCAACGGCATGCTCGAGGAGCCGAACAGCGCGAACCTGTACTGCGCGCTCACCATCGGCTCGGCGCTCAACATCTTCTGGAAGCCGTTCCGCCGGCTGAACGACCAGCACGGCTGGGGCTTCGTGTTCAACGAGGCCAAGCACCAGATCTCGCACCCCAACGGCTCCTGGCTCGCCATCGGCGGCGGCGACAAGCTGCGCGACCTCGAGAAGTACCGCGGCACGCCGTGGCGCCGCGTGCGCGTGGACGAGAGCGGCGCGTGGCGCCCGTCGCTGCTCCAGTACTTCGTGCGCGAGATCCTCGAGCCCGCGTTCATGGACTTCGACGGCGACGTGTGGCTCGCCGGAACGCCTGGCCGTCAGTGCTTCGGGTACTTCTACGAGAGCTGCCTCGGCAAGAACGGCTTCGAGGTGTTCCGCTGGACCGCGGCCGACAACCCGCACGTCCGCTGGCAGTCGTTCATTCACCACCCAAAGACGGGCGTGCTCGCGGTCAACGGCTGGACCGAGGACAACCCCATCTTCAAGCGCGAGTATCTGGCGCTGTGGAGCGTGGACCCGAGCGAGCTTGTCTACGCCTTCGACCGCACGCGCAACGTGGTCAGCACGCTACCCGAATGCCGCTTTGGCTACGGCACGATCGTGGGCTTCGACTTCGGAGTGAACAACGCGTGCGCCTACAGCGTGATCAAGTACCCGCTGCGCGTCGGCAACTGGATGTGCACCGTCGAGACGTACAAGGCGCACGGCCTCGCGCCGTCGCAGTTCGCGCCCATCGCCAACGAGGTGCTCAACCGCGTGAGACCGGACAAGGCGGTGGGCGACTCGGGCGGCCTCGGCAAGGCGTTCCTGCAGGAGTACAGCATTCGCTACAGCGACTGGGTGATCGTGCCGGCCGACAAGCGCGAGCGGCGCGGCACCATCGAGCTCGTGAGCGACATGTTGCGGACGGGCCGCAAGCTCGTGCTCGAGGGCAACGACGACTTGATCAACGAGTGGTCCACGCTGCAGTGGGACGAGGACCGCGAGGACGTGGCCGAGGGGCTCGACGATGACGTGAGCGATGCCGACATGTATGGCAGCAAGGAGTGCCCCGCGTTCCTGCAGCAGTCGGCGGACGAGCCCGAGCCCGAGAGCGCGTGGGAACGCGTGCAGCGCGAGCGGAAGCGCCAGCGCGAGATGGACGAGGCCGAGGGGCACTACCTGGAGGTGGGCGACTGATGACCGACGATGACCTAGCGCGCGTGCTCTCCAAGCTGCGAGCGGCCGGCCTGCGCCGCGTCGTGCTCGAACTGGAACCGTGGCCAGCTGCCGCCTCGCACGGGGCGGGCTTGCAACCTAACGCCAAGTCAACTACGTTCTCCCAGCAAGACCAGGCACCCCGCGATCTCACGGTCGCGAACGCGCCAGCCGAGTCAGACCCCGCGCAAGCAGCCCTCGAAGCCGAGCTGCTCACGCGTCGACTCGAGCTAGCGCATGTCGCAGACGACGACGGCTAAATCGCAGGCCTGGTGGAAGGCGCCGAAGGACGACAAGCACCAAGCGGTGTTTGTCGCGGTGCAGAACGCCTGCCGCGATCTCGCGTCACAGCGCAGCAACGACAAGCACTTCGCGCAGATGTACGGCCTCTCCGACTTCGTCGTGCCGGGCGCGTACCGCCGCACGAGCCCGGGCTCGGCGCCCGCGCGCAACGTCGGCAGCGACCTCAACAAGTTCAAGTTCAACATCGGCCGCAGCGTGGTCGACACCGCGGCTTCGGCGATCGCGAGCAAGCGCCCGAAGGTGAAGTTTCAGACCGACGACGCCAACTGGAGCTTGGTGCGCAAGGCGCAAGCTTGCGAGCAGGCCGTCAAGGGCATCTTCGCAGCGAACCGCGCCTACGAGCTCGGCCGCGACATGTTCGTAGACGCGTCGGTGACGAGCCTTGGCGCGCTGTTCGTGTACTCGGAGCACGGTCAGGTCCGCATCGAGCGCGCGTTCCCCGGCGAGGTCGTGGTGGACCCGGAGGAGGGTTACTACGGCGAGCCGCGCACGGTGCACCGCATCAAGTTCGTCGACCGCTGCGTGCTCGAAGAGACGTTCGAACGCACGATCGAGGGCGGCAAGTCGTTCGACGAGTCGGGCGACCTATTCGACGTCTTCGGCCGCGCCGCAGCCACGACGAGCGACCGCGTCATGGTGGTCGAGAGCTGGCGCCTCGGGCCGCTGAAGACGCCAGACAAGGGCAAGGGCAAGCCGTACCACGCGGGCCGCCACACGATCTGCACGAGCGCCGAGACGCTGCTCGACGAGGAGTACCGCCGTCCGCGCTTCCCGTTCGCGTTCTTCCGCTTCGCCAAGCGTCAGGTCGGCTTCTACGGCCAAGGGCTCATCGAGCGGCTGCGCGGCTACCAGCAGGCGCTCAACTACGTGAACCTGAAGATCGCCGACATGATGCACCGCAACTCGCGGAGCAACGTGATGCTGCCGGCCGGCAAAGACGGCCAGCAAGTCAGCGTCAACCACATCACGAACGACCCGACCACGATCATCCACATCCCGTTTGGCGCAGGCGAGCCGCGGCAGCTCGTGGCAAACGGCGTCCCGCCTGAGCTGTTCCAGTACCAACAGCAGATCATCGAGCTGGCCTACGCAGAAATCGGCTTCTCGATGATGACCGCCACCGGCCAGGTGCCGAAGGGTCTCGATAGCGGCCAGGCTATCCGCGAGGCCGAGGACGTAGGCAGCCGGCGCTTCCAGGTCGTGGTCCAGGCCTACGAGCAGACGTTTGTGGACCTCGCGCGCATCGTTGTCGACGAGCTGCGCGAGATGGACGAGGACGCCGAGCCCATCCGCGTCACGACCTCGAAGGGCTCGCGCGCGCGTGTGCAGCTCATCAAGTTCCGCGAGGTCGATCTCGACGACGACAACTTGATGCTGGACGTGACGCCCGCGAGCTCGCTGCCCGACTCGAGCGCGGGCCGCACCGCGACGGTTACCGACTGGCTCGCTGCCGGCCTCATCGACAAGCAAGAGGCCAAGGCGCTGCTCGACCATCCCGACCTCGAGCGCTTCAAGAGCCTCGACCTCGCGAGCTACGAGGTCATCCTCGACACGATCGAAAGCATCGTGGAGGACGGCGAATATCACCCGCCCGAGCCGACCGATGACCTCGTGCTCGCCAAGAAGCTGGTCACGCAGTCGTACAACAAGTTCCGCATGCGAGGCGTCGACCGTGACCGCCTCGATCTCTTGCTCGAGTACCTCGACGACGTGATCGCGCTCGAGGGCATGGCCATGCAGGCCACACCGCAAGCCGCACCCGCGCCCGCGGGGATGGTGCCACCCATGCCGCAGCCAGCGGCGGTGCCGCCACCCATGGCGGCGTAGGTCGAG